GTTACACCGGATAATTTATGGCATCATTCGCAAAAATAGGATTAAATTCAAAAGTAATAGAAGTACTTTCAGTTAACAATGAAGTATTAAAAGATTCAAATGGAGTTGAGCAAGAAGTTAATGGAATTGATTTCTTAACAAAATTAACTGGTTATCCTTTATGGAAACAGACATCATACAACACTAAGGGTGGAGTTCATAATAATAATGGAACACCTTTACGAAAAAATCACGCAGGAATAGGTTATACTTATGATGAAAATAGAGATGCTTTTATACCACCTAAAGGTTTTAATTCTTGGGTATTAAACGAAACAACTTGTAATTGGGAAGCACCAATATCTAAGCCAGATAATAATAATGTATATATTTGGAATGAACAAAATTTATCTTGGGATTTAAAAGAATAGTATTATATTAAAAAACGAAACGAAAGGAAAGAAAAATGGAAGCAAAAATAAACAGTATATTTCCAACACCTATTTACATATCTAAATTAGACAGAGAATTAACTTCATTAGAATTAGATTTTGTAGATAAGTCAAAAAAAGATTTTACGGGAAACGAAGGTAATATTACATCAAAAGATAATTATATTCTTAATCAAAAAATATTTGCAGATTTAAAAAAAGAATTACAATTAAGAATAGAAGATTACTTTAATAAAATAATATGTTCAAAAAATAACATTACACCATATATTACTCAATCTTGGTTAAACTACACAGAAACAAATCAATATCATCACAAACATTCTCATAACAATTCTTTATTATCAGGAGTTCTTTATATTAACTGTAATGAGGAATTTGATAAGATTAAATTCTTTAATGATAATTATAAAACAATTTTACCAGATATTAAAAACTGGAATTTATGGAACTCAGAAACTTGGTGGTTTCCTGTTAAGACTAAAGATATAATATTATTTCCTTCATCTTTAACTCACATGGTAGAAACAAAACAAGGTACAAATACTAGAATTAGTTTAGCTTTTAATGTTTTTATAAAAGGAACAGTTGGAAACAATATAAATTTAACTGAACTTATATTATGACAGTAAGAAAACTATCTATTGCTACAACCATAAAACGATACACTAATGAGAATGGTTTTTCTTGGGGTATTAATACAGTAATGAAATCTTTAGCACCTGATGCTAGTTTTGATTTAACATCTGCTGGTGGAACATTTATTATAGATAGATGGGATTCAAATTTACCACAACCAACATCTCAAGAAATTAGAGACGAATATATAAGACAACAAACTATAGCTGAGTGTATTGAATATTTTAAAGAAAATACTGGTTTTAAAGGGTATATTAAAAAATTATTTAAATAGTTAAGTAGTTAAGTAGTTAAGTATTTGATATATAAGCTTTCTGGCTTTTATAAAATAATCATGTATAGTACTGCCTTATGCCATTAAAAAAAATACCATTAAAAGCTGGATTTAATAAACAAGATACCTCAACTGCTGCAGAAGGTCAGTGGATTGATGGTGATTTTGTTAGATTTAGATATGGTTATCCTGAAAAAATAGGTGGATGGCAAGAGATTTTAGATAAGGAATTAGCAGGAGTTGCAAGAGCACAACACACTTGGACAGATTTAGAGGGAAATAAATATGCAGCAATAGGAACTAATAAATTATTAGTTATTTATTTTGAAGGTGCATTTTATGATATTACTCCACTTGGTACAACCTTAACTAGCGCTACTTATTCATCAACAACAGCATCTACAACAGTCACTATTACTAAATCAAGCCATGGGCTTGCAGTTGGTGATTATATTAAATTTACAGCAGCAACAACACCAGGACCAACTACAACAAGTTATACATCAGCAAGTTTTACAACAAATATTTTTGAAGTAAAAACAGTTCCATCTACTAGTACATTCACACTTACAATGCCAACAGCTGAAACTGGAACAGGTGTTACAACGGCTGGAAGTTTATCTTTTGCTCCATATGTGAATATTGGACCGGTATCTCAAACTTATGGTTATGGATGGGGAACATCTACTTGGGGCACCGTTGCTTGGGGTGTAGCAAGTACTTCTTCTACTGTAGTATTATCACCCGGTAACTGGTCATTTGATAATTTTGGAGAAATATTAATTGCAACAATTAAAAATGGTAAAACATTTTCATGGAATCCAGCGACAGCAAATCCATTAACAGTTAGAGCAGTAGTTATAGCTGGAGCTCCAACAGCTTCTACTATGACTATAGTATCAGATAGAGATAGACATTTAATTGCACTTGGAACAGAGACAACAATTGGAACTACTTCTTCACAAGATCCAATGTTTATAAGATTTTCAAACCAAGAAGATTATAATACTTGGGCACCTACTGCAACAAATACAGCAGGTACATTTAGATTAGATACAGGAAATTACATTGTCGGAGCTGTACAAGGTAAGGATTATATATTTATTTTAACAGATCAAGCAGCTTATGTTATGCAATTTGTTGGACCTCCTTTTGTATTTTCAATTAGACAAGTGGGTACAAACTGCGGATGTATTGGCCAGCATTCAATAGTCTTTGCACAAGGTGCTGTATTCTGGATGGGTTTCGGTGGAGGATTCTTTGTTTATGATGGTACTGTTAAACAATTGCCATCTCTTGTTGAAGATTTTGTATTTACAACAGGTGGAACTAATTTGGGTATAAATTACAATGCTTCAGATATTGTCTATGGTTCTCACAATAGTTTATATAATGAAGTAATTTGGTTTTATCCTAGTGCTAATGAAACTCAGATCAATAGATCTGTAGTTTATAACTTCGTTGAAAATACTTGGACTACAATGTCACTTTCTAGAACAACTTATTCAGATGCTCAAACTTACGATAAACCATATGCGACTAAATATTTATCAACTGGAACTCCAACCTTTCCAACTATTAATGGAGTAACTAATACATATGGATCTTCAGAATATTATGAACATGAAATAGGTGTTAATGAAGTAAGTGCACTTGGAGTTAAAACAGCTATCTCTGCATATATTGAATCTGGAGATTTTGATTTAGATATAGAAGGAGATGGTCAGTATTTAATGAAGATAAATAGATTTATACCTGACTTTAAAATACTTACAGGAAATGCTAAAGTAACATTATTGTTAAGAGATTATCCATCTCAAACACAAAATAGTCAGATGCTTGGACCCTATACTGTAACTTCATCTACAACTAAGATAGATACTAGAGCAAGAAATAGATTAATGAGTATTAAAGTAGAAAATGACTCAACAGATGAAAACTGGAGATATGGATTATTTAGAGTAGATATTCAACCTGATGGAAGAAGATAATGGCAAAAATTACAACATATATACCAGAACCAAGTCCAGAGTATTCTCCTGAGAATCAAAGACAAGTTCTACAAGCTTTAGAGACATTAAAAGATCAATTAAACTTTTCTTTCCAAGAAGATTTAAGACAAGAACTACAAAGATTCACTTGGTTTAACATGAGGTTTGGCTGCTAATGAGTTGTGATAATGTAAATTCGGGTCCTAGTAATCCAGCTTATGTTGCAATAAGTGGAACTAATGTAGATGCCTTTGGAAGATTAAGAGTTTCTCAACCATATACATTATTTGATTCTCAAAATAGATACGCAATAGATCCTCAATTTGATACATCAACTGTGTCAGGTGGATCTACAACTTATTTACCTAATGAATCATCTGTTAGAATGGATGTAAGCACTGCTTCTGGTGCTGAAGTTGTTAGACAAACTTTCAGATCATTTCCTTATCAACCAGGTAAAGGTTTATTAGTTCTTGCAACTTTTGTAATGAATGAAGCTAAAACAAATTTAAGACAACGTGTAGGTTATTTTGGAGTTCAAAATGGAGTATTCTTTCAGTTAAATAATACTACTAAATCATTTATATTAAGAACTTATATTGGTGGTTCTGTTGATGATACTACAAGAAAAGTAGATCAATCTTCATGGAATGGAGACAAATTAGATGGAACAGGTTCAAGTGGTTTAACTTTAGATTTAACAAAGCCTCAAATCTTATGGATGGATTTTGAATGGTTAGGAGTTGGTAATATTAGATGTGGTTTTATTATTAATGGTCAGTATATAGTTTGTCATACTTATCAAACT